CGCTATAACCGTCAGACTTAGAAAAGCCTGGCTTAGCTGTCATGACGCTGTTTGCAGCTGTGTACTTAAAATTGTTATTAGGATCAAAATTTGGATCATCTGTAATGCTTAGCTCCGCTAGAAGTGAGGATAAGAAATCTAAAGATAGTTGTGGCGCCTCCTGTAGGTGCTTGATCTCAGCTAATTCAAGGGCGCAAGTTTCCTCTTGACATCTATTAGAGTCTATAGCTAGCTTTAGTTTTGCGTAGATTCTACCAGTGTTTCTATAAGCGTTGTCTAACAATCTAAAATTGTAGTCGCTGGTGCTTGATGTAAAACCTTGATTATAAGCTATAGCGTCACTCTGGTTGAATTGCTGTAAAAAAAGGTTTTTATTTAAGTTATTTTCCATTTTGTTTTTTTAATTATCCTAACATTCCTCCACCAATTGAAGCCATAGATCCAAACATGCCAGTTATAGCACCTGTTTGATCCGCTTTCGCTTGTGCTCTGTCTTGTTCAGCACCCATCATTTCTGAATAAGTTCTATCTATAGCACCTTGCTCTCTAGTTTCTTTAGCCCCAAACTGAAACTGTTTTCCAGCAGCTTGCGCTGATTGCTCTCTGGCGCCTTCAGACATCATAATACCTTGCATTCTTCTTCCTTCTGCTAGCTTCTGTTGCTCTAATTGCATTTGACCTTGTGCTCTTTTGTCTTCGTTAGATTTTTCTTGCTGCTCTATATTAGCTGCAACACCTTTTTTACTTCTTAACGCTGCGTTAGCTAAAGCAGTTGCACCGCCAGCGCCAGCTCCAGTCGCTCTCATAGTGTCTAATGTAGCTGCTAAAGCTAAGTCGCTTTCTTCCATTTGCATTTCAGCTGCTTGAGTAGCAACGCCTAAATTAGCGAATGGATTTGACATCGTGCTAGATAAGTCTTCAGCAAAACCCGCTAAACTCTTAACGCCTTCATAAGGGTTTATAACTTCTTGTCTATGATTTTCTAGATGACTTAGTTTTTTTTGTAAACGTAACTTATTGGCTGCCGCCGCCGCCGCGGCTCTTTTAGCTGAACTAGCCCCAATTAATCCACCTATTAAGGAGGATCCCATTCCTATTATTGCTCCTGCTCCTATTGGCATATCTTTATATTTTTATATTTATTTTTCATTTTAATACCCGTTTGAAAAAGTGTAGTTAGAAGATACCGCAAAGATCTCTTTGTAACCACCTGGGTTTGTTACGTTGTCTGTTGAAATAGTTACGTTAGTATAGAAACCTTTTAAACCAGACATTTTATCGCCAAAAATAACTTCACCTTCAAAAGCTTGAGATGAGTTAACTATATTGGCTACGTATTTGTTTTCTTTTCTGTCAAACCCCGCTCTATTTATAGGAGGAGTTAAAGCTGCTGGGTACTCATTACCAAAATTGTCGTAAGCTCCTTTAACGTAGCTATATATTAAATTAGACGTGTCAAAAGCAAAGCCAGGTTCACCCGGAAAAGGTCCAGTATAACCAGGTATAAAACCAGTGGCATCTGAAACTATAGAATTAACTTCCCAACCGCTAGTACCTTCATAGCTTATAGTACTAAAAACTTTTTCATTACTAACCTGAGGGTTAAACACAAAAGATATAGAAGAATTATAAGCAACTCCGTAAAACAAGTTGTAATCAACACTTTGCTCGTGCTGCTTGTAAAGCTTACTATCTTTAGCTGTGTAGTAATTATTAGCTACGCTAAATACTTGACTTGGCTCGTAAGTATAGAAACTAACCCACCCTTTAACCTTTTCGTCAAATGTCAGTGTTTTGTATGTAATATTTGGATCTGAAGGTTGCAGTGATAAAACATACTCTTTTGAGTATATATCCCATCCACCAATCATTTTTCCTTTTCCAAAAACAGGTGAATCTACAGAAGATATAGTATCTCTAAAAAACGCCTTCATTCCAGCGTCTGATATTTGAATTAAACTTCCATTACCTCCTAAGCGCATTACAACATTGTGGATTGGATCTACAAAGTATTTATGAAAACCATATATAGCAAAACTCTCAGGGTGAGTACCTATTCCGTGCTCGCCTCCGTAAGGTTGTATAGTTCCAATAACTAAATTTGAATTAGTTACAGCACCACCACCTTCAGCAGAGTATATAGCGTCTTTATCTATCAATGCTCTTGATACTTTTCCTTCTTGAAAAACAACAAGATTAGTGTCTTCAGCGTAAAGTAATTGTATTGATCCATTGGCCGGATCAACGCTTTTAGTTATTTCATCAGCAACACTAAATACGTTAGTTTGGTTTGTAGCTGTTCTAGAATTAAATATACCAGAGTATATTAATCCATTAAATTTTATAGAAGATCTAGGTTCATCTTCAACTATGTAAGCTCTAGCGCCGTAATCTGTCGATGTATTATTATATCCTGCTCTTATTCTACTTTCTTCTATATACCAAGTTTTAGCATCTTCCGTTATTTGTTGGTTGTAACCTCCAATAGCTTGAGGTATTCCAAAAGAGCCATTCCAAAGCTTTCCTCCTAGGAATCCTGTTACAGTTGCTCTTTCTTGGTTTTTAAGCAAGAAGCTATTAAAGTATTTAACCTCTATTGTTGCTGCCATTTCTTATATTATCACTTAATTTATTATTTAATTACTACAGTTAAAAACTGGTTAATATCGTAGCTGTACCTTGAGTTAGTGGAGTTGATGGAAGACTAGGACATGATACTCCTAGCTCAATATCATATACTCCATTGAAAAGAGTAGATGACGTTGTGGTGTCTGAATCTGCAGCTCCTTGTGTACCTGCCTGAAATGATACCGTTGAACCTCCTGATGCTGGGGTAATATCTAAAGTATAGAATATAGCAAAATTAGTACCATCACCACCGGACGAGTCACCTCTAAGAGAAACATCAACTCCAGTAATAGGATTTGCATTAGCTATAGTCATAGTAGCCGTAGCTGGAGGCGTTGGGTATTCAACTGAAACATTACCTCCTCCTGTTCCAGGTCCTGTTTGGTTTGATAATAACAAAGAATTTACACTGTTGGTAAAAACAACCGTTGTCGTGTAAACATATGTAACGTTAAAGCTACAAGTAGCTTGTAAGCCGCCTCCATCGGTTAATATAACTTCTATAGGGTAAGTTTCTTCAGGAGTTCCATCTGGTCCCGATGTAGCTTTTAAGACTCCAAAGTCTTGAAGTATTCCACCACTGTTATTGTTGCCTATGCTAAATAATAGCGTGTTTGTTCCAGATCCTAAACTCCACGTGAGATCTCTTTGATTTAATGAATCAGTAAAACTTCCATTATTTCCAGTGAAACTGAATATAGCAGGTAGTTTGTTAGTTATAGTTATATCTCCAGGACATATTGCTATAGTAGGCACTACATTAATAAGATCTACGTCTAGTAGTTCAGTAAAAGAAGACACAGCACTTGGGTGATCAAACTTTATTTGAAAAGTAAGGTCATTATTACCAGTGTCGAATACTAATTCACTAGGGTCTATAACTACTAGATTAAAACTTCCATTTCCTAAATCATCAATCTGAAATCTTGACATGTAGGGGTTTCCTGCGCGGTTAGTTGTATTTGCTGGATTACCTTGTTCGTAAACGCTTAATATAGTAGCTGTTGTTGAAGCAGGCGGAGTAATCGAAGTTCCGTTGAGTAAAACAGGTTCAAAGCTATTAACTACAACGGGCGGTTGTCCTGCATTAGTAGCTTCTGTTAGTAAAGGATCCCAACCATCAACACGGTCATATATCAAAGCTCCAGGATCTGCAGATATAGCTGTATTCAACTCGCTAATAAGACCGTTAGTTGAAGTTTCCCAAAATATATCTAACAAAGATTTTTGAGCTTCTACCTCGTATATATTTAAAGCACCTCCTTGATTTGGATAGGGGTTAGGAATTAAAACACCCGCTTGTTTTGAAGTACTTATTTTAGCTATAAGTGGATCTGATTCTTGATTGTAAAAATAGTTTCTACCACCTGGTCTATAAAAACCTATATTGTTTCCATTAACTGTGCCTTGAGGTGCGTCAGAAAATGTAACCTCCCAAGTAGAACCTGCAGCTGGAGGCGTGTTTTGATCAGAAATTATTTCAGTAATTATAGTGTCTTTAGTACCATAATTTATACCTCTAATTTCATCTCCATTTTTCATACCTAAACAGAGAGCTACTTCAGCTGGAACACTTGGAGTAGATAATAGAAAGCGAACAGTATTAGTTGTATTACTTTGTATATCTAAAGCTGTTAAATCTCCAAGAAGTTCACCTGGATCGTTTGGCAAATCAAACAAATCATCTACAGTTCCAATGGCAGATGCTATATCTCCTATTCTTTCTGGAAAAAACTGAAGGTTACCAAAGAAAGGGGTAGCGCCACTCGTATCACATGTCACCCTAGGCCAAAGCTTTACGCTACTTCTAAATTGCTTTTGAGTAGGGCCGAGCTCGTTTAAGTCTCTAGGTATTTTATTTATATTGTCACCGAATAAAGATATGTGTGATGTTTCAAATATTTCTTTTTCAGTGTTATCAGGATATGCTTTCATTATTGGAGCAACATAAGCGTTGTAATAATCCTGTTCTTGTTGCTTAACTACTATCTTGAATGAATGCCAACCTAGAGGATTGTAACTAGAGGAGGTTTGATCTCCGTTATAAAGACCTGGACTACCTAAATAATTAGATGGTATTAAGTTGTTAAAGGTTACTTTTAAAGAATCACCATCAAAACGATCTGGATTATTAAGTTGTTCTGAAGCATCTCTAAACTCACTATATATTGTAGATGATAAGTAAGACGGTAAGTTATTGAATTCAGACTCAGATAATATAACTGTTGATTGTCTTCCGAATCTATCAGCTAGTACAACTCCTACGTCATAGTTTCTATTTTGCTTTAAATTAGCGTTTGGAAATTCTATCTTACTAGTACCTAAATTAGCTATACTTGTTCCAAAGCTGAATTTTTCAGTAGCAGCAATGTTATAGTCTAGAAAGTTAGGTGGAGTATGCTTGTCTTGATAGTTAGCATAAACAACTCTATTGCTTATTATTTCCTGAGATTGAGCTCTCACTGGCACTTTGTCGTATACTCTAGTGTTTTCGCTTTCTGGTAAAGTTTTATAAGGAGACTTAGATCCATATTCGTATTGAAAATAAATATCATTACCTGAAAAATTACCTTCAACAGGTATAGAATCTACAACTTTTATTGCTATTGCGTTAGATTCTTTGTAAAGTATATCTATTTCTTTAATCTTAAGACTGCTTTGAATTGTGCCTTGTGTATAAGGAAGTGGAATATTTAGGTTTATTTGGTTTACTTTATTTTCCATAAAAGCAACCTCTGTACTTTGGTAAGCTTTCTTTTCATCACTTATTTCTACATCAGTAGCTGATAAGCTGAAAGGTGTTAAAAAATAACCATCTTGCTTTGGTATAAAACAAGGTTGTGTAAAAGGAGCTATTAAAGAATATTCTCCGTCATCGAATAAAAACCTGTAAGAAAATCTTACAAACTTATCTTCTAAATAGTCAATGTTAGCAGTTTCTGCAAAGTTAGAATCATAATATGGATTTGGTATAGCTAAAAGCACTTGATCTCCATTTATAACTCCAGAAGCAACATCTGTTGTAATTTTTATGGGGCCAGGTGCCGAAGGGGATGTATCTTTATCTAAAACAGTTACCTTAGCTCCAGTGTCTACAAAGTCTCCACCCACTCTTTTATATACATTAAATCCTATAGCGTTAGGAACATTTCCAACAACGCTCACATACCCTTTATAGTCAGTTAAATTAAACTCAGTAGCAGACAGAGGGACAGCAGGAACCGTGCCTTCACCTGTTGGTGGTAGGTATTCTGATATGGCGTCTCTCATTGATGTTTCAGGAGAGGAAAAAATAAGAGCTTGTGATATAGCGACAGTTATATTTTGACTCAACGTTACAGTTAAAGTGGGAACATCTATACCTATAACAAAGGTATTATAAGGAACTCCAGCTCCACCACTAATTAAAACGTCTCCAACTGAAAGTACACTTGGATCATCGAACACAACAACTGTGTTTGCATCGGTTGTAGTCGCGGTAGCTGTAGTGCTTAAAACCTGCGCACCAGTTACTTGACTACCTTGATACAACTCTATTGTTTGATAAGGGTAATATTTAGCGACTGATATTTGATCTTCAGTTGTATAATAACCTGTTTGATAATTTATATTTACTTTTCTAGGTTGGTTTCTATTGTCTGTAAAAAATAATAAATCTTCAAGAAGACTTGCTACTACAGGGCTTAATGTTGTAAAGTTTAACCAATTACCCTCTACTATTATTTTAGCGCTCGTAGTGGCTTCGTTAACGTTCCATGATACAATAGCACTATAGCTGAGCTTTTCATAATCTGAACCTATATTATCAGCTAAAAAAGCAAAAACAGTGTTAGAAAATTCATCATCAAATACACCTACAATTTGAAGATCAGTTTGACCTGTGATAGCGTTAAAGTCTATAACTTCTAAATTACCTCTAACAGTTTGAGCCGTACCAACGTCTTCACCGTCTGAATTATTTACAGTTATGTTGACTCCATTTCTATACTCTCCATTAGGTATTAATCTATTGTCAAGATCTTTATTCATCTTCGACTTTAAGAAACTATTCTTTACTTTAGCCATTTAATTTTAGTGTTTAATCCATTTAGACTTACCTCTCATTACTTGAGTTATCTCATCAGTTTTAATGTTTGATAATCTTATCTTAGCATTTCTTAATTTAGCAGATCTTTCTTTCTTAAGCCTTTGAACTACATACTCTGGTTGATTAGCTCGTGTAGAAATAATAGCATGCAATATGTGTGCATATAAAGCTTCTTCTGCCATTTTAGGTATTCTAGTATCTGAATCATATGCTAAGCCATCAGATATGTATTCTAATACAATTAAGCGATCTACTAAGTGGCTAGAAAAAGACATTTTACCTTCTCTTTCGTTTAAATTAAAGTAGCCGTTAATATTAGCTAATTGAGGTTCTAGTCCATATAATCTTCCAAAATCTCTAAATCCAATAAATTCACCGTTTTGATTAAAGTTAAAAGAAAATTCATTTATACCACCTAAACCAGAGTCATCAATTAAAAAATCTCTAGCATCACCAGTGTGCCATCTTTCTTGAGTTATCGATGTACCTTCAATATCTGATCCGAAGTTGTCTTGTGTTGGAACTCCTTTTTCGTCTTGTATTTGTGTGTAGTAAGGACTTATTGTAAGGTTGTTTGTAGGGTAGATAATATGCTTAACACCTAGTTGATCGATCCAAGAAGCTCTAACATAATTAACGTAATCCTGAGGTAGTGCTAATGTTAAGCTAATAGGTATTGTTAGTTCAGCTGACTTAATACTTTTTAAGGTGTCATAGCTAAACTCTTGTAAACCTCTTTTAGCAAAAAATAATATATCTGATTTTTTAGCTTTTCCAATCAATTTGCCTTCACCCACATAACCAACCATAAAGTTTTCTATAGCATCGTGTAAGGTAATGTAAGAATAACCTCCATAATTATCTTCAACTGTTTGTCCATAGGCTTTTTCAGCTTCTGTACTTCCATAAAGTCCACCATCTAATTTTTTTAATTGAACAACTATATATAGACCAGTCGCTGGAGCTACAGGAAACGTGATAGAGTTATCTACAACTGTAAAAGTTGTTATATACTCAGAGTATGAACCAGGTAGACCAGTAGAACTTGTGTATAACTTAAAGTTATTTAAAGCGTAATTAATATTATTAGGATCAAAACTTCCTAAAACCAAGTCTGTGTCAAATGTAGTTTTAAAAGCTAGTGTAGTATTATCACCTCTAAAGCCTTGAGCACCTTGATAATATTGTTGATTTGTTTCAGTTATTAAACTCATTTATTAGCTTTTTTCGTTAATTTCCATTTGTTGAGCTTCTTGAGAAGCTGCTTGAATTATTGTTGGATCGTTTATTACTATTCCAAAATACTTTAATATATCTAGTATTAATAAAGTTTGCTCTGACCCATCTAATTGAAAATCCGTAGATGAGTTTGGATCATAAACAAATTGACCTAATCCACCAACAGTAAAACCCCAACTTGGAGGCGTTGGTGTTACTAGTGCGTTAACTGTTATAGTGTTAGGAGTTGGAGTTACTTTAAGTAACAAATTACCCGCTGTGTTTGTAGTGAAGAATAGAGGGTTTTTATTATCTGGAGCTGTAAGCTTTGATCTTGATATTTTATTAAAATCTGACTTACTAACTAATTGCGTTATAGAAGCTAAGCTAGGATTTACGCTAGTGTAATTTGATACAACTTCACCTATTTTATATAACACATCAGCTACAGGTGTTGTTTGTGCAAATCCATCCGTAACAGCGTTATACGTAAAGGGTACTTCCTCTTCAAAAGGATATAGTTTATATGATATATCTTTAAACATATCAAAAAACTCAGTGCCATTTTGAGAGTTTGTTTGGTTTTTTCTAAATTGTTGATTACCATCTGGAAAGTAAGATTCAAATATTTGAAACTGAACTTGCTCTGCAATACTGTTGAACTCAGCAGGAGTTACATAACCTCTTTGCTCTTTATTTAATATGAACAAGACTGTTTTATATACTGTATTTACACTTACCGCCATTTTTTATTTTTTATTATAATATATTGGAGACCACTTGCGCAGTCTCCGTTATATTAGTATTACTTGTTTTTATAGTTTTTTATCTATAGACTTATAGATTTCTACACCTTCGTCAGTTTTTAAGAAAGCCGCGAATGCAGAATAAGGGTTTTCATCAAAAGGAACATTCATTAATTTCCTATCGTTTGATCCCCATGTAAAGGTTCTTTGATCTCCTGATAAAACTATGATTCCAGCTTCAGCTGCTTTGATAGCAAAGTTTCTTAACTGTACGTTTTCGTCATTAGCTAAGTTAATAAAAAGTGCTGGATTGCTTTTAGCAAATAACAATAAATCTCTTTTAAGTTCTTTAGAACTCATTGTGTTTACTTGAGATCCTTTTTCAACACGTAATATAGCCTCGGCCTGATCTATGTCCATATGTCTAGCGGCATTCAAAGCATCTATTTGAAGATCTAAAACATCAAGTTCGTCTTCTGCTACTTCTGTTGCACTAAACTCTTCATATACTTTGCCTTTTAAAGGGTGATATAATGATAATAGTTTTTGTAAATTTTGTTGTGTTTTAGCAACTTTTAAATCTCCATCTCTGAATCTAATATGACCCATTGTGCATTCCCCTTTTTGTTCATCAACTAAAGGTGAATCTTGATTAGTTGCATATCTTATTTCCCTTTGTTTTCCAGTTTCTTCATCAAAGTATAATAAAGCATGTTTTCTTGTATGTCTACTTGGAATTGTTAAAGTTAAAGGACTTTTGTTTCCTTTTAGATAATAAACTCTATCTTTGATTTCCCACGTATTTTCTGTAGGTTTTACTGGAGTAGTAACTTGTGTTACAACTTCTTTTTGAGGTGCAACCTCAATTGTTTCTGCTGTAGCTTTTTTAGCCATAATATAATATAATTAAATAGTTTAAAATTGTGACAATAGCCATAGTATATAACTAGTAAGGGGCTAATGTCATATAAAAACCCCCACCCGAAGGCAGGGATTATTATTAATATTGAGTAATTACACTCCTTTGAATAATACAAAGTTGTTAGCAGCTTGAGTTACTAAACATCTTTCAGATAGGAAGTTTACTTCCATAGCATCAAGAGTTGAAGTAAATGCGCCACCAGCAGAACCAGTTAACCAAGACTTCATACGTCTGTCATCAGATTGTGAAGCTCTGTAACGTACGTGTAAGAATGGTCGACGAATGTTAGTTCCTAAGATCTGATCGTAAACTGTAGAAGTTCCAGCTGGTACTAATACACCTTCAACTGAATTGATACCGTCGATTCCTCCACGAGTAGAAGCATCGTTTAAGTATTTCCAGTCAGTCTTATAGAAATCGTAAGATCCTCTACGGAATCCGCTAAATCCTAAATTCAAAGCCATTTCTTCTGAGTTTTCAAATAAACCAAAAGCAGTACCACCGGCAGTTCCACCAGAGATTGCAGCTAGCATGTCATCAAAATCAAGAGCTGTTTGTCTTTGTAAGAATAACATGTTTTCTTCAATTGCTCCTTGAGTATCTAAATTCTTAAGGATAGAATCAAATTCGTCAAGTCCAGCAGCAGCAGTAAATCCTACTTCTACGTTTCCACGAGCTTGAATAGCAGCGAATAAACCTTGTGATCCTGGAGATGCATTAGGTAAAGCTCCAGCAACTTGATTGTACTCAGCTTCTACCATACTCATTTCTAGGTAATCTTCAAAACGTAATCTTGTTTCAGACTCAGCTTTTAAATACCATAAATATCCAGATGTCCCGTCTTCAGTTGCAACTTCAACCCATCCAATTTGCGCCATATCAGATCCAGAAATAGTATACTGGCTTCTGATGATGATTGGTGAATTAGAAAATTGAGTTAACTGAGGAGTTACACTAATTCTAGCTTGGTTTGCACCACCTACAGCAAAAGCACCATCAGTGCTTTGTCCTTTTTGGTAATCAGAACCATATACAAAGATCTTTACTCCAACTCCAGCTAAAGCAGCTGCAACTTGAATTCCGTCATAAGGTTGGAATATAACTGCACCAGCAGCAAGACCAGATCCAGCGTAAGCGCCAGAATCTACGATGAAACCTTTTGATTCTTGACCAGTTACAGGGTTTAATACTACTATAGTGTCATTAATTGAAATAACATTATTAACACCAGCCGCTACTGTAATCAAACTACGGTTTGTTCCACCAGCTTGATTAGCTACAACAACTCCTTGGTAAGAGATGTGTAATCTGTTTTGTTCAGACCAAATTACTTGATCAGATGTCATTGGCATTTCAGCGCCAACCATTCTTAAGAAACCAGATAACGTACGGTTTCCGTAACGCTCTACTTCTTGTTCATAAATCTCAGGCAAATATTGCTGAGCAAAAGTACCACCAGCTCCGGCAGTGTTAAATTGTAGGTAGTTAGAAGCAAGTAATTGCTGAGCCTGTGAAGGCACTAAACTACCAAATTGAGGAGTTAAACTCATAATTTTTTGTTTTTTTAGTTAAATTTTCTTGTTTTTACTTTTAGTTTTGTAGAGTCAGCACCTGAAATCGCTTTAACTTTAAATCCGTTTACAAACACATCACCTTGTTGAGACCTAGCTTTGGTGTCACTTAAGTTTTTTGATTTATTCATAACATCTTTAACGGCATCCGCTTTTCCTTGCTCATAAAAATGAGAAGCGATTCTATCTACATTGTCAGCTGCATACATAGCTTTGTGATAACCTTTCGTGTCATTAACATTACCATCTGAGTCTAGGAACTTCCCGACAAGGTTGTTAATATTTGATTGGCTTTCTGCAACTTTATCACGGTTTTGAATGTTGTACTTATAGTTCTTATCACCGACTTTAATATCGAAACCTTCGAAATCATCGCTGAAAAGTTGTTTAGTACTTTCTTGAAACTGCTCATGTTGCTGCGTAGCTACTTCCTGCTGCTTG